AACGAAACCCGCAAGGAATTTGTAGACCGTTGCATCCCCATTGTGATAGGGGACGGGACCGCCGAAGACGGCGCGCAGGCGACAGCCGTTTGTAATTCGATGTGGGAACAAGAGAAAATGACCGCATACCTATTAGACAATTTTGTTACTACCAAACCGGGCGAACCGTTCCGCTTGTTTCCCTTCGGGCAACTGGTGAAGAACGGCAAGACACGCGAGATTACCCCGGAGTACGCCGCGCGTTTTCGCCTGCCGCATTTCAAGCCACCCATCAAGCTGGGGAGCCACAACGACGAAACCCCGGCGGGTGGTTTTATCATCGGGCTGGAAGTGCGCGACGATGGGCTGTACGCGGTTCCCGAATGGAACGACAAGGGGACAGAATCCATGAATGACGGCGCATATCGTTACCAATCCCCGGAAGTCATTTGGGATGACGGCGCGTGGCGCGTTGGAAGACCCGACCACTGGCAAGTTGATAGAAGGGCCGCTCATCTTGGGCGATGCTCTTTTACATACGCCGCATTTGGGGGAAGCGGCAGCATTATACACCGTACAACCAATTCACAAAGGAGATACAAACATGAGTGAATTCGTGCAAGTACCAAAGACGTTTTGGGAAGGGATCGTAGCCAAGTTTAGCGCGCAGCCCGAACCGGAACAGCCGACCCCCGAACCCGTCCCCGTTGCAGAGACAGACGAGTTTCAGGCGGTCGCCACCGAGCGCGATAATTACAAGGCAGAACTTGACGCGCTCAAAGCCGAGAAAGCGCAGGCCGACAGACTCAGCGCGATTGTCACCGAATTGCAAGATAAGGAGAAATTCGGGTCAATGTACGTTGAGTTGGAAGGCGCGCAGGAAGCCGCCGACGTTCTAGCGTCGATGGACGATGTCCAGCGCGAGTGGGTTATGCGTAACTTCCGCGCTCACGCCGCACAAATCGACTTCGGCAAACTGGAAGGCGAGCAGGGGCAGGCGGGCGGCGAGAGCGCCCCCGATGACCCGCGCTTGGCTTTTGACGCCGCGATCCGGCTCGAGATTGTGGAGAACAAACTGACTTACGCCGAAGCCGCCGCGAAGGTAGCCCAGACGAAGCCAGAACTTTACCAGGCGTATCAGAACGCCAACAAACCAAAGGAGTAGGCGATCATGGCATATACAAATGATTACGATACCCTGCCCGGTTTTGTTGCTAATTCGACCGGATTGGCATCCAGCCAATTCAGCATTGTGAAGGTAGCATCAACAGCGGGGCAGGTCGTTCTCGGTGGGACGATCAACTCAACCACCATCGGAACGACAATTTACGGCGTGTTGCAGAACGCGCCCGCAGGCGGGGAAGCCGCCGAAGTCGCCTTTGACGGGCTGGCAAAACTGAAAGTCGCCACGTCCACCATTGCGATTGGCGACCGCATCGGCGGGAACTCTACCAGCCTGGGAACGGATGCAGGAGTGACCGACAACGCGCCGTATATCGCCCGCGCGATTGAGGCATCCGGCGCAGCCAATGACATTATCACCGTGCTTGTCGCTCGCGGCGGCGCTAGGTACTAGGAGGCCATCATGCAACCAACCACAGGATCACTACAAGCCGTTGACCCCGTACTGCAAGGGATTTTAGTAGGCTATATGCAATCACAGGAGCGCTTTATCGCGGGTACTGTGTTCCCTGAAGTACGGGTAGACAAGGACAGCGGGACTTACTACATCTTCACGAAAAAGTATTGGTTTCTGGATGATTTGAAGAACCGCGCGCCTGGGACAAAGTTTGCTCGTTCCGGGTATGCCGCAACCAGCACGACCTACACGACCGTGCAGTGGGCATTAGAGCACCCTATCCCAGACGAGAACCGCGCCAACTCTCAAGTCCCTTTGGATCTCGAAACCGCAGGCGTTATGTGGCTCGGCCAAAAGTCGCTCATCCGCAAGGAGCGCGCGTTTGCAACTGACTTCATGGCGAACAGCGTTTGGGGTTCCACTGACAACAACTCGACCACCGATTGGGACGACTTCACCGCAGGCGACCCGGTATCGGATGTGCAGACCGCTACGCTCACCATCTCGCAGGCGACCGGCTCCGACCCCAACACGATGGCGATGGGCTTGATTGTCTATCAGGCATTACAGAACCACCCGGACATCATCGACCGCGTGAAGTACACGCAGACCGCAACCCTGGCGGGCGTCCGCTCGGCGCTGGCTGCCGTCTTTGACATGACCAACATTTTGGTATCAAAGGCGTCTTACAACAGCGCCAATGAGGGGCAATCGTTCTCCGGTTCGGCCATCATTGACGATGATTGTCTGGTGTGCAGTGTCGCGCCATCCCCCGGTATCATGACCGCGAGCGCAGGCTACACCTTCTCGTGGGCTGGCGGCGGCGGGACGGGCACAATCGCCCCGATGTATCACGAAGACCAGACAGACAGCGACGTTGTCAAGATCAAGGAGCAATGGGACCAGAAAGCGGTCGCCACTGACATGGGCTATTTGTTCCTCGACGTTGTGTAAAGGAGCGTGACCAATGGCTCATCCACAGAACAGCCCACGCGGATATTTCGCAAAGGCGCGCGTCGATTTCCCTGCCGCTGAAAGCCAGTTGACCTACAACTCCACCGGCGTTATCTTCTCCGGTGCTGCATATCTCAACGCCGCGACGGGTTCCTACCTGACCGCCAACTCTACCGCCGTTATCGTGACGGGTGCAATCCGTGTCAGTAACAGCGCGGGCGGGCAGTTGACTGGAAACTCAACCGCCTTGATTCTTCCTGGCGCGGCTTGGATTTCAGCGAGTGCCGCAGGCGGCAAGCTGACGGCGAATTCCACCGCTCTGATTCTCCCCGGTGCTGCCTGGGTTTCGGCAAGCGCAGCGGGCGGCAAGTTGACCGCCAATTCCACCGGCCTGATTGCTCCCGGTTCCGTCCTTCCGTCTGCCAACGCAGGCGGGGCGATCACCGCAGATTCTACCGCCGTTATCTTGTCGGCGGCGAAAATCGGCTCGTATTCCACCGGCGTTATCAGCGCAGATTCAACCGGCGTAAAACTCGGCTCACTGTATATCAGTTGTAACAGTACAGGCAACACCACCACTTAGGGATTATCGGGTGAGCGGCGCGCTCCGCTTGCCCGGTATTCCACCCCCCCCGCGTAACGCGGGAGAAAGGCATGAGCGCGCATGTCTGGAAAGAAATATCAAGGCTCTTGTTATATCGGCGTTGTAGGGTCTGAGACAGAGAACGGCCAATGCCGTGACAGCATCGCAGCCATCCAGAAACGCAGGTATGACGAAGGGCCTTATTTTATCCGGGCAACCAAAGGATACGAAGCAAGACAAACGCACCTTAACAAATGGTATGAAGGCACAAAGCGCCCGTTTATGCTTTTGCTGGACCATGACATGATTTTTCCCCCGAACACGTTAGAGCAGTTGCGCACTCACGGCCTGCCCTACATTTCGGGCTGGTATCCCCGCCGCTTGGTTCCAACTCTGCCCGTGTGGTTCGACAACGGCGAGCCGGGTGTTATGCCCATGCGACCGATGACCGCGATCCCCGAAGACCGCGCATTATACCCAATCGGCGCATCCGGTTGGGGCTGCATCCTGATACACCGCGACGTGGTGACGGCCACGCGCAAGTTACTCAAGGGCGAGCCAGACATCATCGAGGATGATATGGATATTTACCCGTATAACCTGGGTAAACTATTGCAGGCGCGTAAGGCTATCATCGATAGCTTGAGCGGGAAACCTATCACGCAGAAACGGGCAGCGCGGGCGCTGGAAACGATTGTGAACGAAATAAGACCCCTGCGCGGCGTAAAGGATAGCGTCGGTTCGGACATCCGTTTTCCCTTTTATGCAAAACTCGCCGGGTTCCAGTTGTGGGGCGATAGCGGGGTACGCTGTCACCACATGGTGAACTACCCGATCAAGTGGGAAGACTACACCATGCAATCAGGTATCCAAATCCGTAATACCAATATCGCTATTCAGAAAGACAACCAGAAGGAAGCGGAACGATTGAGAAAGGCCACGAAATGAAGCGCATCCATATTGTCAACCCGTACCAATCCCCCGCAATGACGCGCATGGCGTTACCTTTCTCGTTCTATTTCCCGTCGCTGTACGTGGTATCGGAAGGCGGATTACCGAACGAAGACGCAGACCTGAATTTCCACATCCCCTATCATTCGTTCGCTAGGTATCGCGGGGACGGGCTGAACGCGATTGCTTATACCCACTGTAATCCGCCTGATGCTGGGAACTTGCTGGACGCCTGCAACCGCGCCGACCTGATTACCTGTATGTCATTCGCGGGGCGGCGTGAACTGGTAGACCTGGGAGCAGACCCGCGCAAGCTGCATGTCATCTATTCCGCTACCGACCAGTTCCAATTCAGGCGGCGCAACATCCTTGTGGCCGGGTTCGTACAACCGAACGGGCGCAAGCGCGAAGGGTTATTGCTCGACCTTGCGTGGAATTACGACCTGTCCCCCTTCCATTTCGTTATCGTAGGCGGGGGGTGGGAGCCGGTAGTCAACGCCCTGCGGATTGCGGGCGTATCGGTGGAATGGGTTGACGCGGTAGACGATGAAGGCATGAAAGAGATTTATAGGCACACTGACTTACTACTTGTCACCGGGTACGTGGAAGGCGGGCCGCTGCCCTTGCTGGAAGCGCTGGCGTCCGGGTTGCGCGTAATCTCTCCACCGTTCGGGTACGCCGCCGACATCTTGGACGCGCGCTACCACTACAGCACGTTCGCGGAACTCACCCAGCGGCTTGATGAGTATATAGGTGAGAGCGTGCAATACCATCAATTCCTGCGGGGTTGGACGTGGCGCGATTACGCTGCCGAACATGCGCTCATCTTCGGGCGGTTGTTGGGTGAGAGTACGGAACTAGTCGCCGGTAGTGGTATGGACAGGTATGCGCAGATCCTTGACGTGATAGACGAATGCCGCCCCGCTTCTATCATTGAGATAGGCACTTGGAACGGAAAGCGCGCGGTACAGATGATCCAGCAGGCAGCGCATTACCGCCCGATTGGTGACATTTACTACATGGGTTTTGACCTGTTCGGGAAACAGACGGGCGGGGACGTGCGGCGCGAGTTCTCCAAGTTCGCATGGCCGCGCGGTGTAGTGAAAAGGCGAATAGAGGCCACCGGCGCGATGGTTGACTTGATAGAAGGTAATACTTACGAAACGCTGGAAACCATGTTGATAGATGCCGACCTGTTTTTTATTGACGGCGGGCATTCGATTGACACGATCACGAACGATTGGTTTTACGTGTCCAGACGGATGCACGAGAGCAGTATCGCAATCTTTGACGACTATTATCACCCTGCTAGAGAAGGGATTGGTTGTAATGTAATTATCGACAATCTTGACCGCGACAAATGGGACGTTGAACAACTCCCCGCGCGGACGCGCATAGAAGGCGGCGAGATTGCAATGGTGAAAGTGAGCAGAGTAAATGCCGACTTACGTTTATCAGTGTCCACAGAGACACACGCAGGAAGTGAGATTGACTATCTCGGAGCTTGGGGGGGCGTTACGGTGCAGGGAATGCAACCAGATTATGCACCGCGTACCGCAGGCGGTGATGGTGAACTGGGGGGGGCTTCCCCCGCACCTGGAACACCTACACCACCCGGAAGTGAAAGCGATGATTGAGAACGAGCAACAAAACCGCTATGAGTATATCGCCCATAAAGAAGAACACCAGAAAGCACAAGACCAATTCGAGAAAGGATTGAACGATGGCAACTAAAAAGAGCGCGACAAAGGCAGCAGTAGCAGTACAGGAATTCACGGCCTACCATGAATTCGAGTTCAACGGGGTTGAATACGCGGAAGGCGATACATTCACCCCGCCCGCAGGGATGCGGCGGGATACGAACTTTGAAGAGTTCCGCAACGCTGATAAAAAGCACGGCGACGACCCCTGGGGCGTCCCGTTCCTGTTCGAGAGACAGGTAGCGCAGCAGCGCAATTCAGAAGGACGGATAGAGCCGGTCATGGATACATTCAGGATCATCTTACCCGTTCAAGAACCGAGCGCGCCGCAGGAGTAGACTATGCCACGCAGAAACGTACCGCACCAATTTGTAAGCGCAGGCTTCCAGACGATCAGCCTGTCTAATTCCACCGCGTCGGGTCTAAACAGCACCGTAGGCGCGGGGCGCTGGTTCCATCTCTCGGTTGAGACTCAATCTGTGCGATACCGCGCGGATGGGTCAGACCCGACCGTCAACACCGGCGTGTTGCTGGCAACCGGCGACCACTGGCTGCCCGATGTGCCGGGGACCGCGCTTAGTTTCCAGCGTTCCACCGGGACGTGTACCCTGTCTGTTCAGGGTTATAAGTACAAAGGCGAAGCATGACCATTCGCGGAGATAGTTTCTCCAGCACTACCGAAGTGACCGCTTATACCCGTCATTTGCTTGACGGGCAATCCGCGTTCAATTCGACCACGCGCCCGACCGTGACGGAAATGGAGAAGTTCATAGACCGCGCGTCCGGTATCTTGAACGTGGCGATTGCCAGCGCGGGGTTTACCCCGTCATCCGTGTATGCCAACACGACCGCCAAACTCGCGTGTGATGATTGGGTAACACAGAAGGCGGTCAAGTACACGGAGTTGACCCAACGCGGGACGGGCTACAGCGCCGCCGAAGGCAGCCGTACCGCCGCGTTCGACATGACGGAAAGCGCGAAAGAGTTTGTAGAAATGTACGCGCTGGGCTTTATCCGCCTGGGTATCACGCAGGGGACGAAACTATCCAGCGGGCTAGCGTTCACGGGCGAAGGGGTACAGGCAGACCGCACCGACCGCACGGATACCAGCCTGGAACAGCCAGTATTCGAGCGCCATAAATTCGATAACGATTATTCAACGGACAACGACGCCGATGACTAGTAAAGAGATAATTATCGAAATTAGAGACAGGAATGGAAAACTGCGCTTTTTCTTTCTGCGCTTATTAGCAAAGATAAATGAAAAGAGGGCTGCTGAGATATATGCCCGGCGCGTTTTTTATAAAGTCGGTTCAAAGTGGAGAAGTTTAGGCAATGACTGAAAGCGCTGTCCTGACCCTGCTCTCTACGCAAGTACAAGCCGTTTCCGGTTTCAGTTCGTCCAACGTGGCGGTGATGAAATGGGGCTTACTCAACAGCGGCAAGAGCGACCATTATGCCATTCTCAAACCAGGCGCGATGGAGCGCCCGCGTATCAGTTTCAGGACGCGCGACAATGCGCCGCAAGCCATTGTAGAGGTATGGCAGCGCTACAAAGACGACGGCACGAGCGCGACAAGCTTGCTAGGTTATGCGGATGCCATCGCCGCGCGTATCGATCAATACCGCAAACTGGCGGACACCACCAACACGCTACGCAATGCGGAAGCGATAGGGATGAGCGAAGTCACCGAGCAGTGGCGCGATAACGCGGACGGTCCGTCATGGCTCAAACGCGATATTTATGTGGCATACCAGCAGGAAACAACACCGAGTTATGCGGAGTGATAAACCATGAAAAAAGAAGAAATTTTAAAACGCATCAAGAAGCTTGAAAAACTGGCGGGGCGCAGTGATGACAACGTGCATAAAGAAATGCTCGCCCGTTATCAAAAGATGCTGAAACCCGCGAAACCTGCGGGGGCAAAACCCGCCGAGAGCGTGAAATCTCAGAACGCCGATAAGGGCGAACAGGAGAAGTAAACTATGGCCGAACTCACCGATCTTGACCTTCGGGTATGCCTGGACAACTCGACCGGGACGCTGGTTGACTTGACATCCTACCTCACCAGTGCATCTATCCGGGGAGCGCTTGACATCTTGGAAGACACCGCGCTGAACGACTCGGAGCGCACTTATCTACCGGGTAAGGCTGGCGCGACCATCCCCCTAGCCGGGATGATAAACAGCACCACCCGCCCGTATTTGGAGCCATTCATCGGCAACCGGACAAGCGTACTGCGGACTATCGAATATCAGGTCTACACTACGAGCAGCAATTCAACCGGAAACGTCGGCTATTTCCTGTATGGTGAAGTCTACATGACCAACGTTGAACTGTCCGGGTCGCTCAATTCCGTAGAGATGTTTTCAGCCGATGCGACATTCAGCGGGGCGGTGTCTTCCACCACGCAATCAACCGTATAAGGAGTTTCACACATGGCAAATAAAACCGATCTTGATGTCCGGGTAAAACTGGACAACGCGGCGGGTTCGCTCACAGACATTACCGCCTATCTCACCAGCGCGGCCATTCGTGGCGCTTTGGATGTTCTCGAAGATACCGCCTTGAACGATGAAGAACGGACGTACCTACCCGGGAAAGCGGGCGCGACTATCCCCCTGGCGGGCATGGTGAATACCACCACTAACGCGATCTTTGCGCCGCTGATTGGCAACCGTACCAGCATCACCAAGACCATCGAATTCCGCGCGTATTCCACCAACTCCACCGGCAACGCGGGCGCGTTTCACAACGGTGAAGTGTATCTCACCAACGTAGAGTACAGCGGGTCTTTGAATTCGATTGTCACCTTCTCGTTCGACGCGACATTCAGCGGAGCCGTCAACAACACAAGCGTGGCCTTGTAGAAAGCAGATGAAACGAAATGGAGTTCAAGCGCGAGAACCCCGAATGCACCTTTACAATCCCTGACCGTCCGACTGTACGGCAACAATTGGAGTATTTCAGCCGTACCGCCGGGTTTGGTGGTGAAGAACTATTGTTCCGTTACTGGCGCGGCGCGATTGCCTTGATACAAACCTGGAAGTGTGACGCGCTGGAAGTCAAGACCGTCAAGCAGAAAGGCGCGCCGCCCATCCTTGAATTCCCCGACCTGGACACGATTAGCAACCCGTCACAACGGGATGTAATTATCTGGGCTGGCTTGCAGGTGCAGGGATTTATGAACCAGTTGGAAGACATACCAAAAAACTCTTAGCGGCGGTCGTGGCGTTCGTGGACGAAG